GGCATCCGGCGAGCATCCTCCGCCATTGCCAGTACTTCTTCCTTGTTCATGAAAATATCAAAAGCCGGGTTTGCTGCCCGAATAGCTTCTTCAGAAAACGCGTCAAGATTATCAGGAGCAGTGTTCATTCGCAGGACCACACGAGGATCATGCGCGGCCTGGGCGTCGTCGATCAGGATCGAAAGCAGATCTGAATCTGTAGGCGCCTGCGTCGAGATGATAATGGATAGAGGACGTTCTTGTGCAGCTGTCGCTGTTTCCAAGGCTTCGTATAGTTCTGATCGCGGACCCTTGACCTGCCCCAGCTCGTCATGAACGATCAATGATGGAGAAAGACCATAAGCCGTAGTCGCATCAGCCGACAGCGCTTTGTAGTGTGTCCCCAGGTCGGGACAGAGGAGTTCTTTGGCAGTATCGCGGACCTGAATGACAGCGTTCAAATCCGGGTTCAACCGAACCATCTTGACAGCGAGACTAAACAAGATCGCTGCCTGGTCCCTCGATGTAGCTGTGCTCTTCAGTTGCGAATTAGGTTTTGCTTCGGGACCACAGAGATGCAGCAGGACTATCAGCGCAGCTTCGACGGTCTTGGCGTTCTTGCGTCCCCTGGATATCAGCGCCCTGCGTGTTCCTGCAGGATTGTCATAGATCGCAATGAAATCGTCCTGCATAAAGGGAGCCATTTTTAATTCTTGGCCGACGAACTTCCCTTCAGGTACTCGGCAGTAGTCATGCACCCACTTGATGTTCGTTTCTGCTCGGGTTAGCTCTTGCTTTACCTTCCCAGGGTTTACGCGTCGCCGTTTGTTTGCGGTTGCCACGTTGATTCATCGTCGAACGTTGAGTGAGCCGCATCTTGGTCGCCAGAACGAGAATGTTTTTTGTTTCACGATCCTGCATCCTTAAATAGCGATCGTGTTCCTTGGGAGGGATAAGCGGTTTCTTCAATAACTCCGCCACACGACGAGCTTCAATTGTATGCCTGCAGTACTGTAGCAGAAGAGGTACTGTTGATGCAGTGAACCAGTCTGCAGGTTCTGCTTTCACGATCTTGACCCACACCTGAGCCTGTTCTTTCGTGAGCTCTTCAGGCGGGTCTAGTCTTTTTACTATATCTAGTACTGTCGTATCTGGTGGGAGAACGACTGTGCCTACGAAGCTTTTTCGTCCGTGCTGTTTCACTGGAACCTTACGAAACCGAGCAACTACAAGTTAGAAAACTTCTTCGGATGGGCCGGTGTCAGACACTATTTCTTAGAAACTTTTCGATGACCCCCCCAGGGGCCACCCGTCTAGTCCTGTTATTCTTTTCATTTTGAAATTCAAATCCTTCGAAGTTTTTTCTTCATGACAGGTGAAGCAGAGACATTGGATGTTGTCCTCTTGATCCGTACCGCCCTTCGATAACGGTACGATGTGATCAGGTGTCGTAGATACAGATACCCTACCCTGCGACAGACAAATCCTGCACAACGGTTCTTTTCGAAGCCTGCGTCTACGCTGATCGACGCCTGCCTGTCCCCTCAGCCTGTTTACTATTCCACTGGACATAACTACCGATTGCCCTCGTAAGGGATAACCCGAAGAGCAGAGCCTGGAGTTCGCTAAGCAGCGACCAGGTTGCCTTCATCAACATACGCTATGGTCTTCCTACCAAACAGATTGAATAGTACTGATACCCTGTCCCGGTCCCTCTGCCCCCCATATAGCACTAGGGTGTTGGCAAACGGACCTTCAATGATACGGACCTGCTGACCGATATAGAATGGATCGCCTAACTGGATATACCCATTTGATTCCCTGCTCATCAGAGAATCAACTACCTGATCGCTAATCTCGGAAGGTCGTTCTAGTCCGCTCATAAGAACACAGCTGATCCCGGTAGTGGATAGTAACTCTCTCCAGCGTCCGCTACAATCCTTTGTGAACAGGTAACCCGTAAACAACTGCTTCACAAAACCCTTCTGAGATAGATAGCACGGGTTATAGTGAACAAACCCTTGACGAGTCAAGTGCTTGCACGCTTGAGATACTCGGTTCGGATGAACCTGCACTACAGTCCATGCCACGTGCCTACCTGACGAAGAAGGAAGTTCTGGGACGGGACAATGGACCAGCAAACCTGATCGAGTAAACCCCAAATTTGATGGTAAGGGTGTTGCAGAGGGTGTAATGGGGTTTTTTTAGCCCCTACGTATATAGATTTTTCGAAACTAGTATATTGCTTTTTTTCTATTATTCCTCAAACTTAAATAGGGGCTTAAATAGACTACTACACCCTTAAATTTTCACAGATTGCCCTAAAAGTGAGGTTTACAAAATTTGCGTTACTGCGTTGCAGAGGTGTTATCCCCGGAACTAAGGGAGAACATCGTCCGCGAACGCCTGTATGATTCCACCCTTTTCGTGACTTTATAACGTTAAGCCTAAAGTAATTTGCTAGAACTGCTTTAAGCCTCAATCAAAAGCCACAAATAAACCGTAGGATGCTCCCTCTTTGATCCTCGCTAGAAACGAGAACAAACCAGGAGGACCGACAATAATCGGGGGCCATGGGATTAAATTCCACTAATAAAATGGGAGTTTCAAAGTTCCATTTCTCTCCGGAGCCAGAGTTTTTCTGGCACCGGAGGTTGAACTGCTAGCCTGGACCAACCATCCTGGGTAGGTGGATCACCCCACGAAAATCAAAGTCTCTTGCGCCCGAGTGATGCTAACATAGGCTAAATTCGCTTCTTGACGCAGCTGCCAGGCTTGCTTTGCCCGCGGGGAAGGACAGCGCAGGGAGTGCTCGATCAGCATGACCCTTGGCCATTCCCGGCCTTTTGAGCGATGATACGTACAAAGGGTAACGACACCAGAAACATCATCAGCAAACAGGTTTTCGATGAATGTCCTAACATCAAATAGCGTGTGCAAGTCCTTGTCCTGACAGGCGCGGCAGATCACGACCAGCGTGTCACAGCGATCATTGATTTCATCGATCTTGATATCCTGACCTTTGGCCTGTGCCTTCTGGATCTCGCGGGCCCGGAAGTCCTCCAGCTTGTCCAGGAACGGCGTAATCATAGTGACGCGCTTCCAGCGATTGACCAGCCGCATCAGGCCGTTGCCGATCTCCCGGCCTTCGACCTTGCAGGCAATTCCCCGACGGATCAGTGAATAGGCCTGCTCGACCAGCGGAGCAGTGTTACGGCAGAGGATGGCGTCGGTGGGGTTCAGCAGATCGGGCAAGCTTCCCGATCTGCTGACCGAACCCTCTGGCGCAGTATCGGCCGCCTGGATATCAGGGACCAGCTTCTGAGCTTCCGCGACCACTGCCTTGGGGCAGCGCCAGGTGACGTTCAGCGGCAGGACCTTGGCATTCAACTCCGTGATGAAATCACCCAGTGCGTCAGCCGACGCGCCAGCGAAGCCCATGATGGCTTGCCGGTCGTCGCCGACGATGACGATCCTGCCATCAGGTTTCACGAACTTCTTGACCAGAGCCCTGCGGGCACGGGAAGTATCTTGTGCTTCGTCGAGGAAGATCACATCACGCTGAAACCGGACGCGCAGGTTCTTGATCAGAGGAAAGAGGATCATGTCATCAAAGTCGACGATATCGGTCTGCTCCAGCGAAGTCTTGTAGATTGACTGCGCGGCTTCCACGACCTGATCCATCTCCGAAGTGTCATCCAGAGAATTCACACCATAGTGGTCGGCCATCTTGTACCAGGCAGCCACATCGCCGATCTGCACATCACCGAAGAACCCGAAGCCTTCAGTCTTGGCCAGATGGACGAGCTCGCGGATCTGAGAACCGTACTGATTGTAAAGGGGTTGGTTGCGCGCGGTAATCAGGTCGCGAACCTTGTTGTCGTCGATGCGGGACTTGAAAACAAATTTAACTAAATTCCAGCCCATCGAGTGGGTAGTGCTGGCCTGGTACTTCCGCCAGTCATCAAGTCCGCGATCCTTCAGCTTCTGCTCGATCTCGCGCTGAATGGCTTTGCCGAAAGCGCAGATCGTGATTTCTGCCTGAGGAAACACCTTCGAGTAAGCGCCAACGGCGGCCAGGATCGTCGAGGTCTTTCCGCAGCCTGCCCGTGCGACTAGGGCGACATTGCCCTTCTGCGTGAGCATCTCGGTAACGAAGTCCTGTTGCTGGTCAGTGAGTTGCATGTCCGTCTCCTGTGTGTCAGTCCCTCAGTAGTAAGACTAGCAACTAGGAATGTAAACCCCTAGCCACAAAAAAAGAGGGCCGAAGCCCTCCTTTTTATTCTGATCGGATCTTTAAGCAGGCTGCTTCAGAACCAGGGCGGCCGAATAATTCGGGACCAGATCCAGGCGCAGATTGGTCTGGACATTGGTCCAGTCATTCAGCCCAAAAGAGTAGTACTGAAGAGGGCCACAGCCAACCTTCTGACCCTGCAGTAGCATCTCGCCACTCTCCTTCAGGTGTTCAGCGTTCCGGCGCATTTCCTTGGCAGCGCGCTCAAGGGTCTCAGCCATCTGGACGAGGTGCTTGCTGGCCTGGTCGACTGCGTATTGATATTCGTTGTTCATCGGTATCTCCTGTGTGTTGGTTCCTGTAATGTGGACCTAGTTACTAGGGAAGTAAACCCCCTCTAGTAAAATAAAATGAAATAAAAAAAGGGGCCAGGACCTGACCCCTTTTTGCAAAAGGATTAACCGAAAGATGAAGCGATCCGCTTGGCAGCGCCGCGCGGGCCGATGGTCCAGATTTCAAAATGGTAGAGGCTTGAACCGATGCGGCGGTAACTGCGAGACACCATCAGCTTTCTGCCGATCTGTTCAACTTCGTAAGCAAACACTTCGTGGGTATCGACGCTGTAGGCTGGTGGCAGCTGCAGGTTCAGTGCCGTTTCCATCTGGTTGCGATCATATTTGGTCATCTGAATCTCCTGTGTGTTGATTCCTGTAATGTGGACCTAGTTACTAGGGAAGTAAACCCCCTAGCCACAAAAAAAGAGGGCCGAAGCCCTCCTTTTTATTTTATCCCCAAAAGGATCAGTAATTGACTTCGTACAGCTTGACCTTGCCCGACCGGCGCGATCGCAGGACCTTTTCCTTGACCAGCGCATCGAGAGCAGAAGTCAGATCCAAAGACTCAAACCCGAACATCGCGCAGCCGACCTTCTCGATCTTTTCCGCATGCATGGACGAGGACCACATAGCCTTGAAAACGCTGCGAACGATCCGCAGGTTCTGCCAGTTGCCGTCATCGTAATCCTGACCGACCAGCTCGAACAGTTCGTGGGTGCGGGCTTCGAATTCGCTGCGGGTTTTGAAGTTGTTCATCGGTATCTCCTGTGTGTTGGTTCCTGTAATGTGGACCTAGTTACTAGGGAAGTAAACCCCCTCTAGCAAATTA